GAGGTATAACTCGAGGAGCAACTATGCGACAGTTGCAGATAAGTGCTAGGATCATTGAGTGCGAAGAAAACGGCTGGACTGATTTGCTGTCTAAAATTGATGAAATAACTCAATCATTGATAGACAATCCTTCCGCGGGGCAGCCTATTAAAACGGCTTTAATGTTTTGGTGTGATGCCGTAGACTGTAAATCAAGGGGTTTGCCACCTGATGAAAGCGAAATCATGCTGCACAATCCTATTATGAATATAAAAAACAATTTCGGGGCGGAAATTTGATGCTATCAATTAAGTATAAAAAAACCAGTTCTTTAATACCGTATATCAACAATTCTCGAACGCACAGCGAACAGCAAGTTCAGCAAGTTGCGGCGAGCATTAAAGAATTCGGATTTACTAATCCTTTGCTGATTGATGAGAATGAAGGCATTATAGCCGGGCATGGAAGGCTTCAGGCGGCTCAAATGATGGGTATGGATGAAGTGCCTACCATTACGCTAGAGGGGCTTACAGAGGCCCAGAGAAAGGCTTACGTGATAGCTGATAACAAACTTGCACTTAATTCAGGGTGGGATGACGAGCTTCTCAAGGTCGAGCTTGAAACTTTGTCTGAATTAGATTTTGACTTAGATATTCTTGGTTGGGATGTCCTTCCAGATTTCAAAGGTGAAGTTGATTATTCTATTTTAGATGATGATGATCTCGATGATGAATTAGAAAGCATGACTGGTGAAGTCAAAAAAGCTATACAAATAGAATTTGAAGCTCAAGATTATGAAGATGCTTCAGAGTTGATAAAATTCTGGAGAGGTCAGGGCGCTTATGTTGGTGGTTTGATATTAGACTATCTTCGCAAAGAAAAGAATAAATTATGATAGTCTGTATACCAAGTAAAGGGAGACCATCAACCAAAACATATAAACTTTTTGAAGATGCTGGATATGAGGTATATCACTTCATTGAGCCGCAAGAGATGGAAGTTTATCCTGTTAAAAATAAAATTTGCATCGAAGCTAATGACAAGGGCGTCACATACGTAAGAAATTTCATGCTTGACTGGTGTAGGGATAAATGTATCGATTGGGCTTGGTTCTGTGACGATGATGTTGACGGATTTGGGATATACAACGGAAAGACAGTCAGAAAAGGCGCTTCAGTGCTAAAAAGCGTTGAAGACAAAGCCAAAAAATTGCCGTTTGAGATAGTTGGTTTGAGTTATGTGCAGTACGCTTGGACTGAGAAAAAAAGCTATGGCATTAACAGCAAGTTCGCTGAAGTATGCACTCTGATGAACGTCTCAAAAATAAAATGGAGCTATAACGAAGATACCAAAGAAGATCGCGATTTCGCTATGCAGACTATCCAGAATGGTAACGGGATATTACGGTTTAATCACGTTTGGTTTAGCTGCCCGAACGTAGGCAGCAATGAGGGTGGGTTGCATGAATGGTACGCAAGCAAAAAAGACCACCAAGCCGCCAAAAAAATGGCATTGTCTTGGAGCCCTTGGGTTACATTAAAGGTTAAATCCGATAGGCTCGACATAAAAACGGACATCAAAGGGTTTGCAAAGCACTGCATGAGGAAAGTCGTATGATTAAGTTGCAAATGCAGAAAGTAGAGCATTCTAGAAAAATAGGATCAAGGTGCGAGTACATAGAGCCTAACGTGAAAGAATCTTGCTACCTGTATGACGGTGATGAGTTAGTTGGCGTTTACATAGCTGACGTCAAAAAAGATTACCCGAAACTTGCGAGCCTGATGTCTATAGCTAATGCAGAGTTTCTTTCTGACAGGGTTCCTAAGACTCTATTAGAAAGAGCTGACGTTATGGCTAAAGTTAAGAGCGGAATGACTAGGTCTGAAGCAAAGAAGGCTGGAACGGTACAATACAGCACTATTATCGGAAGCATCCCGCCAAAACCTTTAATGAGAAGGGCTTACCCTAACAGAAGCAGCGTCCACGCGGTTAAGTCCGCCAGAACTTTCATTAAAGCTATGCTCGTATCGGCAAAAGAAATGTCAGCGGTAATGTCCGATCTAATGCCTGATCACCTTAACGCTCAATTAAAGGCGGTCTCAGCTGTTGATGATAAATGGAAATTTGGCGACTTGTTTACCAGTAGTATTAGCAATTTTAACATTTCAGCGCCTTTTCACCGAGATACCGCGAATATAAAGCAAACCTTGAATGCCATATATACACACAGGCACAACTCTAGTGGCGGCTGCCTTTATGTCCCTGACTACGAAGCCTGTTTTGAAATGCCAAGTGACAGTTTATTATTGTACCCTGCTTGGAGGAATGTTCACGCAGTAACTCCTATTGAGCCTACCCATGAGGGCGGGTATCGTAACAGTTTAGTTTTTTATGCATTGTCAGGTTTTTTAAAATGAAAATAGGCAATCAAGGTGATGGCGGTGGCCGACCTACTGTGGAGCTTACGGCAGAGCAGGTCATTGAGCTAAAGGCACTGTCTGCTGTACTCAATAAGTCTCAAGTTGCTGATTATTTTGGCATCTCTGAAAACACTCTAAGGGCTATCGAAAAAAGACAGCCTGAAGTTTCTGAGGCTTATAAAAAGGGACGGGTAAATCAGATAGTGGGGATGGGCAGCAACCTTATAAAGCTGGCTAAGGCTGGTAACGTAACGGCAAACATATTCTACCTAAAAACGCAGGCAGGCTGGAAAGAAGAACAGCACGAGGTTATTGACATTCCTGCAATCAACATAGTGGTGGACGGTCGTGCAATTAACCCTACCACAGAGTGAGATATTTATTTGCCCCAGCCGATTTGTTTCAGTGGTGGCTGGTAGGCGATTTGGAAAGACCTTTTTTTCGACCGGGAAAATACTAGAGCAAGCCGTCAAGGGCAGAGATAGGAACGTATGGTATGTAGCCCCAACTTATGGAGCTGCTAAAGAGATTGCTTGGGATATGCTAATCACCACGATCCCGCCTGAGTATATTTACAAGACCAATGAGACAAGCCTAACCCTCAAGCTAATCAATGGCTCTGTTATTGCCTTAAAAGGCGCTGAGAAGCCCAACAACCTGCGCGGAAGATCGCTGGACTACGTTGTTATGGATGAGTTCGCTGATATGCGCCCAGAGGCTTGGTATGAGGTTCTTAGGCCATCATTATCTGATCGACAAGGGGGCGCGTTATTCATTGGCACACCGAAGGGGCGTAACCACTTCTATGATATATGGGCTAAGGGTGTTGACGGCGACAATGATTGGTCGAGCTTTCAGTACACTACTTTACAGGGTGGAAACGTATCAGAAGAAGAAATAACGGCGGCAAGGCAAGATTTAGATGATCGCACATTCCAGCAAGAGTATGAGGCCGCGTTTGTCAACTACTCTGGTATAATTTATTATGGCTTCAGCCGTGAGAATTCAGTTGTTAAGATAGAAGACAGTGGCAGCACATTGCACATTGGATTAGACTTTAACATTGATCCGATGAGTGCCGTGATCTGCTTACGTCACGGAAATGAATTGCTCGCCATAGACGAGATCGTAATGTATGGCAGCAACACTGACGAAATGGTTGCAGAGATTAAGTCAAGATATGGCGACCGGCCTGTTATAATTTACCCCGATCCAGCCTCAAGGCAGCGCAAGACTAGCGCAGGAGGCCGGACAGATTTGAGCATCTTGCAAAATGCGGGCTTTGCTGTTAAATCGAAGAACAGTCACGCACTGGTCAGGGACAGGATAAACGCGGTAAATAGTAGATTGCGCTCTAGCAGTGGTGATCGCTATTTGTTTATAGACCCAAAATGCAAAAACACGATCAAGAGCCTTGAGCGTCAGACATACAAAGAAGGGACAAGCCAGCCTAACAAGGACGGCTTTGACCACATGAATGATGCGCTCGGTTACTTGGTAGAATACCTGTTCCCAGTGCGGACAGATTACAAGATTGAACAGCCTACAAGGTGGACTTAATGAGAACTGAATTAGTAGACACTCACCCAGAGTATAAGAATAACGAGAACCGCTGGGAATTTTATCTGCGCTCTTATATGGGCGGAGAGGATTATATAAATGGCGCATATCTGACGCGCTACATATCTGAAGACAAAGACGAATATAATCGAAGATTAGACCTAACCCCCATGGACAACCACTGCCGGAATATCGTTCATATTTACAGCAGCTTTTTATGGCGAGTTCCACCGACCAGAGCATATAACACACTTGCAAAAGATCCTGCATTGGAATCTTTCATTAAAGACGCAGACCTTGATGGTCGAAATATTGATGCTTTTATGCGGGAAGCTCAGGTCTGGTCGAGCGTATATGGCCATGTTTGGTTGATGATTGATAAGCCGCAATCCAATGCAAATACTAGAGCCGAAGAACTAGATCAAGACATTCGCCCATATCTAACCATGTTTTCACCGGAAAACGTATTCGATTGGAAGTACGAAAGAACCTCTAGCGGGCGTTTTAAGCTCGTTTATTTAAAGGTAAGGGAATCAATTGATAGAGTTGACGAAACGCTTACAGAGGCTTATTTCCGCGTCTGGAGAGAGGATTATGTAGAACTTTGGAAGTCATCAAACGATAGTGAAAAACTTATTGAAACGATTGACAATCCTATTGGTAGGATTCCTGCTGTATTCCTTCCGGCTCAAAGGTCTGTTATTCGTGGTATTGGAATTAGCGACATATCTGATGCTGCGTATATGCAGAGAGCGATATACCAAGAACTTTCTGAGATTGAACAGCTAATCCGTATTAGCAACCACCCAACACTGGTCAAGTCATACGATACTGATGCAAGTGCTGGCGCTGGCTCGATTATCAATATGCCTGATGATATGGATTCAAGCCTGAAGCCTTACCAGTTACAGCCAAGCGGGCAAAACCTTGA